ATGTGGCCGCCAGCTTCGCAGTTCCGCCCGCCACTACACCGTCAACGGCGGTGAGCGCGTCGGTCATGGCCGCCTGCCAGATCTTGATGTCGCTGGGGTCGCCCATGGCTTCGGCCCGCTGCAGAACGTCCGTGTACAGCAGGGCGAACGACTCCTTCAGCCCGTCCGACCCGGCCTTGCCCACGGCCATTGACTTCGCCACGGCTTGCGCGGCCTCGGGTAGGTCCTTCCCTAGCGCACCTGCCAGGTCCATTATGCCCGTGCGAAGCACGTTCGCATCTTGGCCGAACGATGTAATAAGCACGTCGGCCTGGACGAGATCTCCAAGCTCGAACGGTGTAGTGGAACCAATCTTAAACAGTTCGTCCAGGCGCTCCTTCGCCAGGCCGCTGTCCTTCAGCAGGACCTCAAGCTGAACCCCGAACTGCTCCATCTGAGAGGCACTGTCCAGCGAGGCTTTACCGAGCGCGAACATCGCACCACCGGTCACCACCAGGGCAGCACCAGCCGCCTTGACGGCGGGGTGACCCAGGCCCTTCTTGATTCCCTCCAGCTGCTGCGCCGAGGTTCGGCCCTGCTTGCCCAGTCGCTTCAGCGCACCCTCTGCCTTCTTGGCATCACCGGGTATGCCCTCAAGCCCACCCTCCACACCCTCAAGGTCGTCCTCAAGGTCGTCGAACTCCTTGCCCGCCTTGCCCGCCGTCGTGGCCAGCTTCTTCAGTGCGGCCTCGGCCTGCCTGGTCTGTACGTCTATCAGGGCCTTGATGTGTGTGCCTGCCATGTGGGCCCTCTGTTTAGCTCTTGAGTATCACCGCTGGAAACACTGGCATCCCGTCCCGGTTCAATCGTTGTACCAGCTGCGCCGAAGCGCGGTCGGCCTCCTGGTAGCACATCATCGTCAGTCCCATTTCATACAGGTCCAGTTCCAGTATTTCGTGGGGGAGCCTCCCGTACCTCCTCGCCAGTGTGTCCAGCGCCAGCAGCACCTCCGGCTTCGCCGAGAAACGACTTCAGCCTTTCAGCTGCAGCCCCCTTATCAGTGCTCAGGCTCATCACCTCTGTAAACAGTTCTTCCACCGTGCCAGGCGGGAGCGAGTGCACGCACATGACCCCGGCCTCAATGTCTTCCTTCTCCTGCTCCAGCACCAGCGAAACCGGGTCCCATCCCTGCCCGCCGTCGCTGCTTACTGCCAGGGTGCCCGCGCACACCGTGGCCGCCTGTAGGTCTGTGATCTCAGCCATCTGTTTCGGAGTCATCCTCGCCAGGGCCGCGTCGGGGTCCATGCCCCCACTGCCATCATCAGCCATCGCTAGGGCAGCGAAGCCGACCCTCGCCACGTCCGACGACCGTACCTTTCGCACCTGCCACCATAGCTCCCCGACCTGAATCGTGGTGGTGGCAGCGTTCTTAATCGCCTTCAATGTTGCTGACATGTGTGACCTCCTGTGGTCATTACTGTTTAGGTACTGGGCACCTCGGCGTCCGACGCCTGGTTCTTGATCGCAATCGAGAGCCCGTGGTTCGTGCCGTCTGACTGGCACGTCAGGGTGATGGACTGGCTCAACAGGCCAGGCGAGTTCACCGGGTCGGTGCACGCTGACAGGTAGCAGTTCTGGAACTCGAAGGCCATCTCCCGCTCGGCACCGGCTGCGCCACTGTTATTGAAGGTGAGGGTGGCATCGTCAACGTCGCCTCGCACATACTTCCCGTAGAGCGCGTCATCCACGTCCACTTCGAAGGTGACCTCCACCGTCTTGAAGTCGGTGGGCATGGGCTCCTTCGTCACTAGGCTGCCCAGGAACTGTCGGCGGTCCAGGCTGTTACTGATGCTCAGCGAGAAGCTCTTGATGTTGAGGGTCAGCCCGTCGAAGGCCAGGGTGCCGCCGTGGTGGTGCAGCACAGGCGCATCAGGGATGGTGACATCCATGGTTTCAGCCGCTGCCCGCGTCTCGGACCCGTCGGTGGTGTCCACGTTGGATGTCTCGGCAATCACGTCGCCTGTAATCTGCATCACCTCCCCGGCAGCACAGGCGATGGTCAAACTGTTTATGCGAACGCCGTCGAAGGTTTCACCGGTCGCACCGGTACCACGAATCACGGTCGCCGTGAGCCCGTTGTCTGGCAGGCTACTCGCGAGGACGTAGGTGTGCGTGTTCGGTGTACCCGCCGACGAGGAGGCCGAACCCATGGCGTGCTTCAGAAGCAGGCCCATCGAGTTATAGTTCGCCTCGATGACGAAGTCGCCTCCGGCGTTATCAGCCGCTACGAAATGAGTCTGTCGCATACCACCGGTCGAGGCCAGGTTAGGCCGCCCCACCTTCTCCACCGTGCGCTGGAGCCCGGTGCTGATGAGCGCGTGCGAGGTGATGAAGTCCGTGGTGGTGGTACCGTATGCCCCGTCACCGGAGAGTACCTTGTCGAACATGATGTATGAGTTGCGTCCGAAATATGTCGATGCCATGGTGGGCCTCCGTGAGGTCTATGCGGCGGGTGCGGTGAAGGTGCGTAGTTTAACGAGTGCGTGATAGTTGAGCTTGCGGGCGGTGCTGGTGATGACCTGTAGGGTCACCATATAGTTTGAGGACACGTCGCCGCTGATAGCCGTTATCGTAGTACGTATGAATCCGGGGTGCACGACCCGTGTCTCAGACTCGGTGATGAGGGTGCTGGTCACATCGCCCTGGCTTGAGTCCTCAGCCAGCACGTTCACCACGTCGATCTCTTCCAGCTGCAGACCACCGTTCGCCTCGGTGCGGCGGCGGGCCAGCATACCTCTGAAGTCCCACCAGACCGTGACGACCTCGCCTGGCTTGAGTGCTATCTCTGGCGTCGGTACGGTCTGCTCTACCGCCTCGGGTGCACACTTGACCACCGGGCTGCCACTGGTTCCAATGGCCCCGAGTTGAATCGTGGTGGTGGTGACCTGCGAGCCACTGACCGTGAGGGCCGCGTTATTGAGGTCCGAGGCGGTCCCTGCTGCGCCATCGTTGAATCCCCAGTAAAGCCAGACCACCGAGGTCTTCCCACTCACCGCGTCAGAGCCCTGTGGCAGCCCATAGTCGTCCACGTATATCTCAAGCACCTTGTCGGCGTATGTGAACGACAGGCGCTCAAAGTCAAGCTCGGTCACGCCATCGGCTGAGGTCACCCGTATGTCCGACCCGTCGGATGCAACGAAGTTCCAGAAGCGCGACATGTCCGGCGGCACCACGAATGAGAAGTCAATGGTCGTGCCACCGCCAGCGTGCCAGATGGTGACCGCCTCACGGAACTGCCAGTTCGCATTGTACCAGGTCATCAAGTCCCCGCTTGCTCTGAGTAGGTTATCACGCACTCGACCACGACGGCACCCAGACCGGGTCGCTGCAGCGCGTCACCGTCCAGGCTGACCATGCTCATCACTATGTCTTGCACGTTGTCGTTCAGGGTGCGGTCGTTCTCCAGGGCCTTCATTATGTCGCTGCCCAGGTTGAGCGCAGCCCTCACCGCCTTGCCTGGCGCAGCCGTGTCGGGTGCCACCCATCCCTCTATCTGGACAGTCATCGTTCTGTCGTAGTGCGTGAGAAGGGTACGTCCTGCGTTCAGCGAGCTACGGACCTCGCCGCCGAAGACGTATGCGCCTGGTATGCGGTGCGGTGCGAAGCTCTCTTCAAGCACCACCTGGTCGTCACCGCTCAGGTCGTAGGTGTACCCGCCGCCCGTGATGCCCTGCAGGTCCGTCTGGATGCGCTCCAGTATATCTACCTCGGTGCTCATGTTCCCGCCGTGGTGAGTGCTGGCCCGCCTTCAAGCAGGCTCTCGATGGCCTCGTATATGTCACTGTCCATCTGCAGGGCGGCGGTGCGAAGCCCCGGTCCCAGGTATGGACGGGGTGGAATGTTCACCGACTTGCGCAGCAGGTACATCGCCGGGAAACGCCCGATGGTGGTGTCGTACAGGTAGGGCAGGCCGGACTTCTTTCCCACCGCTACGTCGAGTGTCTTAATGCTACGCGGCCCGGCATAGCGTGGCCTTCCAGCTGCAGTGAACAGCGACTTGTGAACCGGTATTGCAAGCAGCTTGTCCTTCGCGGTGATGGTGCCGCCCTCCTCATGGATGCGGGCATACCTGACAGTCCCTGGTGCGCTGGTGGTGTCGGCCTTAAGCTGGTCCTTGTTCGGCGACCGCCCGCCTGCCTGCACCTGCACCCGCACGCCCGAGCCCGAGGTGCGCACGCTGCCAGCGATGGAGGCGCGTAGCCTACCCGTTCGCACCTTGAGGCCGGGGCCGACCTTTCCCGTCACCCGCCGCTTCGCTTCGGCCTCTGCGTCCAGCGCAGTGTTAACGAGCGCCGAGGCGACCC